GGCAGCGTCTTCTTTTTCTTTTGTTTGCTTACCAACAATTACTGTTTTAACTGGGCCTGCGGCGGGGAATGTTTCCATCATAGTTTCAGCTTGGAACTTAACCAGCGCTTCTGTCATTAAGGGATGATATACATTACATGCGCCGGGCCACGGTTCTGTTCTGTCTTCTACTTTAAGACCTAGTAACTCTAAGCCATCTACATATGTAGTTAACCAATCTTTTCTTGATGATATATCAGCATCGTATTCGCCAATTAAATCACCTGACAATTCAGTCAACTGACCTTCATCCATGTCTTCTGCTAAGTTATCATTAAACTCATCATCTTGTTCTTTACCAGGTTGTATTGTAATTTCCATGCTACCGTCATCTAACGTAACACTTTCTGGATTTTCTATTTCAATGGAAAGGTCGGGTTGACCCATCGCTAATTCTTCTAGGCCTTGAGGTGCTTGACTTATACTTTTATCTACATTATCTGCCATAATTTATCCTTAAACTAAATACAACTTAGTCTTTGCCGATTTGAATCCTATGATATCTTCAGGTTCATCACTTGGCAGTCTAATAAACCCGCCCTGTCTAAATCTCATTAATGCCAACGTTGTTGAGTCAACTAAGTCGTCATTTGCCCCACTTGGAAAGTCGTTACACTCTTCAATAACCTCATGTGCCCATCGTCTATCGGGAGCCCACACTATACCACTTCTAAATAGATCTGACACAGCATTAACTCGACTTATTTTGTCTTGGCCTTTACCTGGTGTAAACTCACCGACGGGAATACCCATCCGTCTAAACTCTTGATAAAGTGCAGCTCCGTTAGATTTCTTTTCAACAAGAAATGCATCTGGCTCCCAGTCTTTGTACTCTTGTATACAAAGCTCTTTAAGCTCAGGAAACTCTAGTCGTTGCTTAATGCTATTTAATAGTATTATATTATAGTTATTGGTTTCTTCGTTAAAAAAGACGCCCCAAGTGGTGAGCGCGTTATAGTCCGCTCTATTATTCGCCTCTTGGGCAGCATCTAAACTCATGATCGTAAACTCACAACTCGGTGGATCTTCTTCTTCCCATATCTTCCACCACTCCCTTTTAACTAAAGCACCTTCTTCTGACACCGGGTTTTGCAAGTATTGCGCATTCCAGTACCGAACATCTAACGCCGCTTTCTTTGCTAAAAGTTCTTTGAGCGGCCAGAAGTCAGGCCATAGGGACTCATCTTCACCTTGTTTGTTCTGAATAATTGCTGGGAACTCTACTACTTCCCACTCGTCTACACCTTCTTGTTTTACCATCTGGTTCACAATTTCACCAGTCAAGTCTAACTTAGACCACCGAGTCATTACTACAATTATCGCACCACCAGGCATAAGACGCTGTAAAGGGCCAGACTGAAACCACTCCCAAGCAGGCTTAAAGACATCAGGTCGTCCAAGTTTAGCATCCTGTTCAGAGTGTGGGTCATCAATGATAAACAGATCAGCCCCGCGACCAGCGAGGGCGCCACCAACACCAATAGCAAAGTACTCTCCATTATAATTTGTCCCCCAACGTGATGCGCTCTTTGAGTCAGCCTGCAACTCTACCTGTGGGAAGATATCTTTGTAAGCATCACTACCCACCAAATTTCTAACCCGACGACCAAAATTAACAGCAAGGTCAGCCGTATGCGACGCCATAATAACTTTCTTATGAGGGTACTTCCCAAGGAACCAGGCAGGAGCAAGATAAGAGATAAGCTCACTTTTCCCGTGCCTCGGAGCAATATTAACAATAACTCGTTTCTTCTTGCCTGCCGCAATCTCTTCAAATATCTTAGCCAACCGTCTATGATGGTCTCCTATCATGTAGCCTGGATACACGTGCATAATAAAGTCTAGGAAACTATCCTTGCCGTGCTCTTGTACCCAATTCTTCTTAAACACTCTTAACTTCGCTAACGCTATTCTTTTCTTGTCATCATCCAGATGTGGAATGATCTGCATTAACTCCGCTGCTTTCTCTGGGGTGAGTCTTTCTTCTTCCTTAAGAATCAGTGCCATCTGTTTTCTCTTCTACTACATCTGTTTCCTCAATTACTTCTGCATCTATCGTCTGAGCTGGCTCTTTCATGAGTCCTTGTCTCTTGAAGTCGTTTAACATGGTGAGTAATTCTTTCTCAACTTCCTCCATCGACTCCATCTTGTGCGTCACTTCTGTCTTCTTCTTAAACGCATCAACCCCATCCACCTCGCCTAACGCTCTTAACGCGGTTGTCTTTTCTTTAGGATTCGTTGTACTCTCTATCACCTTAATTAAATTGTTAACCACGTAGAGTTTGTAGTCTGCTAGTTGTTTTGCGAGTAGTACCTGTGTCTGAGCTACCATACCTGCACAGTATGCCATCGTAGGATCGGTGTATGTACCATATTCAGGTTTAAAGTTGGGATCTGTCATAACCCTTTTAACAAAGTCAACTGCTTTTTGTTGTTCTGCTGGGCTAGCGTCAGGAATAGGTTCACCTTTTAGATCAGCTATGGTCTTAACCGTCTCAACTCTAACTTGGAGCTCTTCTTCCATACCTAGTTCTGGCATAGCATCTTTAGAATTTTTAGGCAAAGGAATATCTTCCTCGATGTTGGGCATCATGATGACGTGAGAAACGTCGTGTTCGGGGTTATCCCCTTGATTTTGTTGGACATTTAAGTCATTCATGTGTCGCTGTTACACCTTCGAGTAGAATTTTGCAGCTTATTTAACTATTTTAACCTAGTTTCATCTTATTTGCATAGTCTTTTGGTAGAATGTCTAAATGAAAACTACGTTGACTAAGAAGAACTTAGAGATACTTTACAACATGGCGTGTAAAATGCCTCCTTTTAATAGACTTTCTATGCCTAAGTCAGACAAAGTTAAGTTCCGTGTTATAAAAAATCCTACTATATATGGCTGTTTTGACGAAGTAGACATGGCAATTGAAATAAGTTCTGGTTCTTGTGGTCACTTCATTACTATCTTCCAAACTCTTCTTCATGAAATGGTTCACTTAGCTCTTTACGTTCGAGGTGATGATGACTTTGATCAACACGGGGCTAAATTCATGCGTATTAAAGATGTTTACTCTGAGCTTTACAACTTCGATCCTAAAGCTATTTAGTTTTCATTCATTGTTAGAACTTTGTGGTTTTGAGTGAAAACCTTTTCTTTGTAAAACCCTGCTTTACTTCCTTACTTTTCAACTTTTTTTATAGAAATTTTTTTTGATGACCCTTTTTATTTGATAGGGGGTGGGTTTCTATATTTGACTTTTTTTCTGATCGTTCGTGCTGGGCTCAATGTATGGCGAGACGGGACTCCTACTTTGTAAAACGGGGTGATGGGGTATGGGTGGGGTTCGTAGTATGCGACCGCGTCGCGCCTAGTTAAAACCCAGTCCACGAAGTTCACCGCGTCCACCTTGTCCGCCTCGTTATAACCTCGCTCAACTGCGCCGACCTCGTTCACTTGGTTCATGAAGGCGCGGTTCGCGCGTAAGTCCTTGATTATATTACGAAGTTCATGAAGTTCACGTTTTGTTTTTCGGCGTTCACGTTGTAAGTCCTTGATTATATTACGAAGTTCACGAAGTTCATGAAGTTCATGCCAAATAATAGGACATCGGGAAATGGAGTTTTGATAAGTTTGCACGTCGTTCACTTCGTTAATGCGGTGCATTTTTACCCCGCTCACTCTTATGGCAGAGCATGAACTCATGAACCAATCATTATAATAATAATAAATAATATAATATATCTATATAAAACAAGTACTTACAAACTACCACCCGTTTAAAAAAGCCTCGTTCACTTGTTTAAAGTAAAGTTTCAAAACATGAACCGCATGAACCCATTGTTTTATAAGGCTTTTTTAACACCTAGCAAGAACCATGCCAATCATTGTCAAATATCGTTTGACTATAAAAACCAATTCGAAGTAAAATCACAGACGGCAATACTTTAACCACAACAACGAAGGGACATACTATATATGAACATGGAAAAACTCAGGCCACAGATCAAGCGGGCACTCAACGGCCACCCCAACACTTTAAGCACAAGCGAACGGGTAATTCTCTCAACTCTGCTTTTTAATAGCACCTATGAAACGGCTTTTAAACTCCGCCTATCAATTCGGCAGATCGAAACCGCACTCAACGACTTTAAAACTAAACTCACGAAAGGCACAAAATGAAAACCGCACCAACCCAAGCACAACAAAGACACGACGCAATAGAAATCCTCCGCAACCAACTCCGCCCACAAAAAGCCTACGAGGTCACGAAACCGACCGCGCCTAGTGTGAACATTATCGACGGCACAATCAACGGGCATGGCGTGAAATTTACTTTTTACTACCAACCAAGCAAAGCGGACATGGCGAACGCGCACCACGCGACAAAGAACCTCGAGAACAACCTCCGCGACGGCGTCGCTATGAGAAAAGCACACCTTTTCAACTTG